CCCCTCGAAGCGGTTCTCGATCTCGCCGAGGTCGAGGTCCGGCACCAGCGAGATGCGGCGCTCCGACCCGAGCGCTTCGAGCCCCTGGTTGATACCGCCGATGAAGCCGTTGATGCGCGACACTACGCCGTTGAGCATCGCCTCGACGCCATCGACCAGGCTGTTGGCCGCCTGGAACGCCAGATCGCCGATGGCGGCGGGCAGCAGACCCCAGATCGCCTTGATCGCCTCAAAGGCGCCCTCAAACGTGTTCGCGGCGGTGTTGCCGAAAGCCACCACGCTCTCGATGGCGCTTTGCATCCCGGAGGCGGCGTCCGCCTTCAGGTCGAAGAACATCGCCGTGGCGGTCGCGCCCGCTGCAGCCGCGCCCATCTTGACGCGTTCCCAGACCTCGACGGCGAGGTCTTTCAGGAGCGACATGGCCTCGCCAAAGCCTCCCGCGCCGGAGACGAGGCGGGTGAACTGGTAGACGAGCTCGCCCGCGCCGACGATCAGCGCGCCAATGCCGGTGCGGATCAGCGCGCCGCGCAGGACGACGAGCGTGGTGGCGAGGCCCCGGACCGAGAGCGCCGCCGCAGCCATGCCGGCGACCCAGCGACCGGCGAGGAAAGCTGCGAAGGTGGCGGCATAGGTGGTCAGGCGGCCGATGTTGTCGAAGAGCCCGCGGATCGCGATGCCCAGCGGCCCGGTGCGGCTTGCAACAGACGCCATCGCATCTGCGACCGCTTCCAGTGCGGGTGCGGCGGCAACCGCCAGCTGGTTCGACAGCCCGCGCCAGATCAGCCCGAGCCGGGAGATGGCATCGTTCGTCCGCTCGATCTGGTCGGCGTCCTGTTCGGAGACGACCACTCCGAACGCGAGGACGTCCTCGGTCGCCTGGCGCAGAGTCGCCGTGTCGATCCGACTCATGGCGATGGAGCCCTCCTCGCCGAAGAGCTGCCCCGCGACGGCGGCGCGCTCGGCGGCAGGCACGAAGTTCTCGATCGCCGCGTTGATCGCGCCGACGCGCTGGTCCAGCGGCAGGGCAATCAGTTCATTGGCCGAGAGCCCCAGCCGGTCGAGCGCGTCGGCGGCCGGGCCGCTCCCGGCGGCCGCCTGGCTGAGACGGCGCGTCAGATCCTTGGTCGCCTGCTCGATGCCGGACATCGAGACGCCCGCCAGCTCACCCGCCCGCTCGAGCGTCTGTATCGAGGCGACTGTGGTGCCGAGGGACTGGGCGAGCTTCGCCTGCGCGTCGACCGTCTGGAGGCCGGAGCGAACCATCGCCACGCCTGCGGCGGCAGCGGCTGCCACGGCGGCGGCGGCAGCCACAGCGACACGGCGAGAAAACGCCGCGAGCCGCGCGTTCGCCGCCTCCATCTCGCGGCTGAGCCGTCCGAAGCCGCGCGACCCGGCCTCGCCGACACCTTCCAGCTCGGCGCGCACCTGCCGCCCGCCCACGGCCGCGAGGCGGACGCTGACCCTCTTCTCAGCCATGGGACTGATCCATCTGTTCGTTGAGCTTGGCCACCATCACCGCTTCGATGACCGGCAGCAGTTCGGCCGTGGCGAGGGGCGGCACGCCGAGCGCGTCACCGAGCGCGAGCGCTGCGGTCAGATCCCAGCCAACGACGGCGCCCGGCAGCACACGCAGCTGGCCGCCGAGACGACCGACCAGATCCCAGACCTGCGAACCCTCCGGCGTTTCCGGGCGGTTCAACCGCGCCGGGCAGTCCGGGCAGGCTTGCGCGCAGGCTTCGCAGTAGCGCTCGCCCCCGCCGAAGAACCATTCGGCGAGAGCGCGGAGGCGTTTTTTTCCTGTCCCAGCAGCAGGCCCTTTGAGACGTAGGACAGTTGGAAAGCCTCGAAGATCGGCCAGACGTCGAGCAGCGCGTCGATGGCCTCCGGGCTGGGATCGATCGGCTTGCCGTCCGCATCGCCAATACCGTCCCAGGAGAGCACCGCCCGCCGCGCCAGTGCTTTCGCGAAAGCGACGGCGCGTTCCTCGTCGGAGGCGTCCTCGGGCACCGCCTCGACAGCCGGGTCGCTCCGGGTCGCCACCATCAGCGCGGTGGTCAGCGGGCGCAGCTGTACCCGGACGCCGGGGGCGAGATCGTGCCAGCGAGGCGCGTTGGTCAGGTCGAGCGTCAGCATTCTCAATACACCTCGATGTCGTTGATCAGGGTTGCGGTGCACATCCGCCCGACCACGCTGTCGCGCGCCGCCTGCCAGTCGAACGTCGCCTGCACGCCCTGCGGCCCGGCAATCTCGATGCGCGGGCGCGGCAGGTAGACGGCGTGCACGGTGAAGGTGAAGCTCTCGCCGGACGGCAGAACGTAGGCGAACTCCATCTCGCAGGCCTCGCCGTTGATGGCCTGCGTCACCAGCGTCTGGTCGGCGAAGCGGACCTCGATCCGGCCGGTCAGCGCGGCAATGGACGGGTCCGCGCCGTCGATGCGGCCGTCGTTCCGGATCGTCTCGATCCGGTCGAGGTTGTTGGCATAGGTGATCTCGGCCGAGACCACGTTGCCGAGGGCGGTGCCGTTGCGCGTGATCGACCCGTTGAAATGGCCGAAACGCTTCAGCTCCAGCGCGGCCGGCGTCCCCGCGCCGGTGGTCGTCGCAACCGTCTCGCCCTGTGCCACCAGCCGCGCCGTGGCCGTCAGCAAGCCAGACCGCTGCATCTGCCAGGTGATCTGGTCGAGCACGCAGCCGGAATACATCGCATAGCGCGGCACCTCCGGCATGCCGGTCTCGATCGACATGCTGGGCAGCGTCCAGGACCCGGACTGGAACTCGTGCGTCCAGGGACCGGTGCCGGTCGTGGTCGGCGCCCCGAAGGCCGCCTTCAGCCAGAAGCCGAAGGCCTCGGCGTCGAGCGGCACAACGACGTCGCCATCGGCCGTGACCGCATCCTTGATCGGCGCCAGAGGATCGCGGCCGTAGCCCAGCAGTTCCGAGTTCAGCAGCGGCTGCTCCGCACCGAGCGAGGTGCTGGCGAAGGGCATACGGGTGAAGCCGCTCACAGGCGGCGTTCCATAGGTCGTCTCGAACGCAAGCGCCATCAGCGCCCGCGCCCCCTGGGCTCGTGCCATGGTGTTCTCCTGTGGTCGGTTGGATCAGCCGAACGGGTCGGCCGTGGAATAGTGCAGCACTACCGGGATCACGGCGGCCTTCAGGCTCGCCGCGCCCTCGACCGGCAGGTCCACGGGCCGCGGCGCCTCCGCCTCGACCCAGTCGCAGAGGTCGCCCAGCGTGCGGTCGGCGGCGAGTGCCGCACCGATGCTGGCCGTCAGCGTGTCGAAGGCGGCGTCACGGTCGGCGCCCTGCACGACCGCCTCGATCTCCGCGCGGTGCTGGTAGTGGTAGGCCAGCGGTGACAGCGTCACCTCCGGCTCCCCCGGCTCGCCGTCGCGCAGGATCAGCAGTCCTCCGGCCGGCACACGCTCGGGAAGCACGTCGCCGCGGAGCGCGGTGGCGGGCAGCGCCGAGAGCCGCGCATGCAGCGCGGCGAGGATGGTTTCGCGAGGGGTGGGCATGTTTCCCAAACCATTTGTAAAGGCCCAGAAGTCGCTACCTGACTGCAAGTTGGTCAAGCGCTTTACTTATGCGCCGCCGAAACTGTTCGGGGGTCTCTTGGGCCGCAATTTGCGGAACTTCTTGGGTTGTCAGAAGATCCGTGCAGGGCGGCTCCATGAAACCAGAGAATGTCCGAAACGCTTCGTTCTCTAGAACGGCTGACTGCACGACGCTGTTGAGCTCTTCGAATGCCTCGAGCACTGGCAAGCCGAACACGGTGGGCAAATCCTTTGGAAGGAGCACGGGTATCCCCTTCACGTTTCTACTGTCATCCTCTCTGCCGTATGCATTGAAAACAACGAATTTGATCAGCGATTGGTGAGGATTGAAGCCGATTTCCTTCGCAATGTCGGTCGCTTTGTCCTCACACCAATCGTTGTACGTATTGATGCTAGAAAGATACGGACCCGAAACATTTCCCAAGTTTCGTTTGCATTCGACGAAAATTGCAACGCCATTCAGACGGTTTATCGCGATGCGGTCGATAAGTTTCTTCGTCTTGTCGGTGTCGCACTTGAACCGTGTCTGCGATGCAGGGGCCCATCCTGAGTGAGCTTGGATGACTTTTGTCATCACATCTTCCACAAGTCTTCCGTGTTTTTTGCCGAAAGTGTTCCAGCGATAGACAATTTCCGGTGGATAACCGAGAACTGGGTCAGCCGCAGGCATCACGGTCGGTTCAATCAGCTTGCGTGCCTCACTGAGAAGGGCCGCTCTTTCGATCACGTTGTAGAGAATACTCATGGGCGTCCTGAATCTGCTGCTTAGTCAGACAGATAGAGGAAACTCGACCTCGTGAACATCGCCAAGTTCTGCGTGGGTGACGATTCAGCGCCCCTCCACCCAGTTCGCCACGATCAGCCCCGGCACGCTGTCCAACGCCCTGTCTGCATCGCGCGCCAGGTCCAGCCGCTTCGGCAGCTTGACCTGCGGCACCAGCAGGAAGATCGGCGCGGTGACCTTGCCGCGCCCGGTCTTCGAGCGCGACACCACCGCCTGTCCCTTCGTGTTCAGCCGCCCCTCCGCCACCAGCAGGCTCGGACCCGTCCGGCGATAGACGAAGCGCAGGCGCAGCCCGCGTCGCCGCTCCCATTCTCCGGGCGTGATACGGCCGCCGCGCAGGGACTTGCCTGCGGCGGGCAGCGGGATCGCCAGCCAGAAGTTATCCGTCTTGGTCAAGGGGCGGTTTTGGTCCATGTTCGATCATCCCTTATGAGGGCATTTGCGAGGATCACAAGCTTGCGCATGATCGCCGCGATGGCGAGTTTGGCGGGTTTTCCGGCATCGACGAGTTTGCGGTACGTTTCCGCGAGATGCAGGTTGTGGCGGATAGCGACGAGCGCCGGCATGTAGAGCGCGTTGCGCACCCCGCGCCGGCCGCCGCCGATCTTCGAGCGACCCTTCCATTTGCCGGATTCCCGAGTGATCGGGGCGAGCCCCGAAAGACTGGCCGCCTCCTTCGGCTCCATCATGCCGAGTTCCGGCATCTCGACGATCATAGCGACCGCGGTGACCGCACCGATGCCGGGGATGGAACACAGGATCTCTTGGCGCCGGGCAAGCGCGGGGTCCTCGGCGATGAGGCGCGCGAGCTCGGTGTCGATCTGCTCGAGCTGGCTGTCGACCTGCCGCAGGCGGGCGCGGAGCTGAGCCAGGACGACCTTGTTCCGCGCCGCCTCCAGACGGTTGCGGCAGGCGGTGCGATCCTTGTTCAAGGCGCGGCGCGCGATGTGCAACTCGCGGATTTCATGCATAGTTTCGCTGCGCACGGGCTTGGCGTCCAGCTCGAGTACCGCCCCCATCCGCGCCAGCATGGCGGCATCGACGCGGTCGGTCTTGGCGCCCTGGCTGACGGCCTGCGCGAAGCGGCGGGCCCGCGTGGGATTGACCTTGACCAGATCATGACCGGCCGCGCCCAGCACCGCCTCCAGATCGCGATGATAGCGTCCGGTCGCCTCGTAAACGATCCGGACTGGCGCCTTGCCGATCCATCGACGCAGGGCGGCCAGCCCCGCCTTGTCGCTGCCGAACCGCTCATGCCTGCGATCCGAAAGCCGGTAAATGTCGAACGTGTCTTTGGAAATGTCGATCCCGATGGTATCCTGCATTGCCTTTCGTTCCCTATGCTTGTCATGCGGGGCAAGGGCGCGCCTTCCCCATGTATCCGTTCAGGTCATGCGAAAGGCAGGGGCGATCCAACTTCTGACCGGTTCAAAAAACCACCATTCTTCCGATCCGTCCCCCGCCGCTCTCCGGCATGTGTGAGGTGCCGGAGAGCGGCTCCCGTATCGCACAGGAGCCGGTCGTTTCTTAAGACAACGCATTGTTTTTCCTCGGCCATGCGCGGTTTGAAATAGACACCATCCGCCCAGATGTAGAGAAACCGCCGCGCGCCAAGGTCGCGTTTCTGCCACGCCTCATAGTCTGCCCACCAATCGGCCTTCAGCCGCGTGACGGTCTTGGCAGACAGGCCCTTGGCGTTCGGGCCAAGCAGCGCCTCCAGAGCCTCGCTGAAGTCGCCTGTGCTTGCGTCGGGAAAACGATCCCCCGGATCGTTTTCTGATCCTCCTCACCCTTGAGGTAAAGCCACGGCAACAGCTCTTCGACCGATTTCGCCTTGCGCAGATACCGCGGCAAGATGCTGGGCGTGAAGGTGACCTTGTCCTCGTCAGCGCCCCGGTCCCGCACGCGCGGCACCTTCACGGGCACCGGACCAATGCCGGTCATCACCGCGCGTTCGGGCAGATGACCGTGTCGGACCAGGCGTGCCCGCCCGTCTTCGAGCTTGTCCCCGGAAAAGGCGTTCATGAGCGCGGACAGCTCTGCATGGATCGCCTGTTCGATCAGTTTGCGCGCGCCATCGCGCAGGACGTCGGTGAACGGATCGGATGTAAAACCCGATGGATCGGGCAGTTGAGTGATGGTCGTCTCTGACATGTGGCATATCCCTTTCTCAGCTGAGAATTGACGGCGACTCGACACCGCCTTGATATGCCGCCCCTCAGGGCATCACCATCATTCGCCCGTTTTTCCCGGCGCCCACCTCCGCCGCGTGCTCTTCGGAGAACCCGAGATGGGGCCGTTGCCGCGCTACGACGAGGTTATGGGACAGCTCTACATCCAGGTGCTGCGCCCGCTCTGCTGGGCGGGACTTCTGCAGCAAGAGCGCGGCACGGCCAGCTATCGCTTCGAGAAGGCCATGTTCATGAAGACACCGCTGTGGCGGGCGACGCTGCGGCTGGAGACGGATGGGATCGTCGGGAGGGCGGCGCTGCATTGATGTGCCGACGATGATAACTCAATGACAATGAGGCACGAACTCGCTTCAACAGGAGCAATAGTATCGACGTGCTCAGCATTCTCGCATACAAGACCTGCGGCGTGCTTAGTGCTTTGAAGGGGCATCCATCATGAGGCGGTACCAAAAATACAACCTGAAACGGCGCCTTTCTGCTCCGGGCAGTCTTAACCCACAGACGCTGGAAGAGCTAGCCAAAGCCGTAGTCTATACTGGAAATCCTGAGCACAAGCGCAACCCGGGCGACTTTGGCCTTACCCCTCCCGCCCAGCCCCGCAGGGGCAAAACACTCTGCGACACCGCTTCCATTTTTCGGCGAGATGACGCAATCAAGTATCTACGGCAAGGCATTTTAAAGGGCTCTGTGAGCGAGCAATTCATTGGTGGATGGCCGAAGATAATTTGGGCGGTTACTGAATCTGGGATTCCTCTTGAAGCTCAAAGAGACGGAGAAGGAAGTTATCACGGGTACCCCATGCCACCGGAAGATCCTATGGCGGCCGAAGTAAAGAGAGCCTGGGGGCTCTGATGACAAAATTCACCATCACTCATGAGTGGAGCTCTTACAAGGACATACAGCCGGAGGTTGGTGATACCACGGCTCGTGTGGGCATTTATCTTAATGGCTATTGCCTCACCAGAAACGAAGATATCTTGTCGAAGACAATTCGCGAGCACATGCACGTTTCAATTTATCCTCTCGCCATGTGGTTTGCTTCTTCGTGGTGGCGCTTACATTATGAAATCTTGCCAGACACGGCGAGCGCCATACCATCTCATGAATGGAGGATGAGCCATGAGATGGCGGCGGCAAACATGGGCTTCATTTGGCCTCAGATCGTATTCTCCGCTGACAGTGATGCTATCCAAATTTGGGCGCAGGCACATCAAGAAGATAGAGAGGATTCCGTTCGGTTCTTGAACGGTCTTAATCATGCCCACTACGTCACAAAGGATCATTTCTCGAACGAGATATCTTCACTCATTGAAAGTGTCATTGCCCGACTCCACGAAGTCGGTTGTGCCAAATCGGACCTGTCAACGATTTGGGGCTTTATATTGGAAGATCTCAATATTCCAGACCAACTCAGGAAGCGACGACTAGAGGCTTCACTTGGGTTTGACCCTGAATACTGCCCTGATGAATTAATGGGCTATGCAATAGAACTCGAAGATCGGATCGGAGCGGCGGCGTTCTCCGAATTGTCCGGCGCCTACGCTCTAGAGGCAGATAATCGTATCGGTGCGATGCAGGATCTCACTCATGTAGATGGCATAGAGGGGGCACCTGACGCTCTACTGAGTGTGAACATCAATGAAGCCGCCGCGCAGCCCTGGGAAATTGCTGTCTCTGCCGCACGTGACTTGAGACGAAGACTTGGACAAGATCGCGGAGCAATGGACAACACAACTCTGCGAGGCCTTTTGGGATTGTCGACGGGACAACTCGAAAGCTGGACTCCGACGGGTCGCCCGAAGGCGTCGATCGCCGGACCGAAGGGCGATAGCAAGATGAAATTTGTTCCGCGAAAGACACACCCCGTCGCTCAGCGATTTGAGTTAGCAAGGTTCATCGGTGATCATGTGCGCTCCATTGGGCAGGCTCCGCATTCTTGGCTTGTAGCCGCTGATCTATCAACTGCTCGACAGAAGTTTCAAAGGGCTTTCGCTGCTGAGTTTCTCTGCCCAATCGCTTCTTTGGTAGAGTATCTTGGTAGCGACTTCTCGGAGACCGCAATAGAGGATGCAGCCAACCACTTCTCCGTCAGCGAAAAGACTGTGGATGCTCTCCTCATGAACAATTGCTATCTGCCTAGATTCGCGCCTGACACCGGCATGCCCTACAGCTTGACGGGTTGAAGGGCTTCCCGCGTTGTGAAGCGAAGATGAGCTCGGATCCTTTCGGAAGCTTGGCTATCGGTCTCCACTAGCGCACATCGCGAGCACCATCTGCTTCGCTCCGTTTCGCGCAGCCACGACAACTCTCTGTTTTAACTTGAATTCTCTCGCCGCGACCGGCGAACACGGAGCAAACCGCCTCAGGAGGTTCGCTCCCCATGCAAGACGACATCGCTTTCGCGCCCCCCGCCGAGACGCTCACCACCGATGAGCGGCTCGTGGAACTGGCTGTCATCCTCGCCAGCGCCATCGCGCGGACCAACCCACGGGAAATGAATGAGAATTCTCCGCTCAGCGGAGACAGTTCGCTGGACATTCTCGCCCTCAGACGCCGTCGTCGGAGACAGTTGCAAAACCGAGTTGGAGACGACGCATGAGGAAAAACAGCAGGAAATCAGGCGCAAAGGCTGCGCTTGCGCGCCACGCTGAGGGGATCGACGTCCTGGCCGAACTGGCCGAACTGGCCGCGCTGAAGGCGATGACAGTGCCCGAGTTGCAGGGCAAGTGGCGGGTCATGTTCGGCGAGCCCGCGCCGAACACCAGCCGCCAGAATCTCGAGCTGCGGCTGGGGTATCGGATCCAGGAACTGGCCCTTGGCGGCATTGGCCGCGACGTGCGGCGGACGCTGGATGCGCTGGCGGCCGAGGTGGCTTCTGGCGAACCCGGTCAGATGGTGTCCGACCCACGACGCCCGATGCCGGGCACAAAGCTGGTCCGCGAATGGAATGGCGTCGAGCACAGCGTCACAGTCTTGGCCAAGGGCTTTGAATGGCAGGGACGCCGATTCAAGTCGCTCTCGGGCGCAGCCCGGGCCATCACCGGCGCGAACTGGAACGGCTGGAAGTTCTTCGGCTTCACCCCACGCCCGAGGATCAGCAAATGACGCGCCAGACACAGCCGCAACCGCCCCGCCGCCTGCGCTGCGCAATCTACACCCGCAAGTCGAGCGAGGAAGGGCTCGACATGGAGTTCAACAGCCTCGACGCGCAGCGGGAGGCCTGCGAGGCCTATATCGCCAGCCAGAAGGCCGAGGGTTGGGTCTGCCTGCGCGACAAATACGATGACGGCGGCTTTTCCTGTGGCACGCTGGAGCGGCCCGCGCTGAAGGACTTGATCGCCGACATCGAGGACGGGCTGATCGACATCGTCGTGGTCTACAAGATCGACCGCCTCAGCCGCGCGCTGATGGATTTTTCGAAGCTGGTCGAGATCTTCGACAAGCACGGCGTCACCTTCGTTTCTGTCACGCAGTCCTTCAACACCACGACGTCCATGGGGCGGCTGACGCTGAACATTCTGCTCAGCTTTGCCCAGTTCGAGCGCGAGGTCATCGGCGAGCGGATCCGCGACAAGGTCGCCGCCTCGCGCAAGAAGGGCATCTGGATGGGCGGGCCGGTGCCGCTGGGCTACAACGTGAAGGACCGCAAGCTGATCGTGGACCCGGCCGAGGCCGAGACGGTGCGGACGATCTTCACGCTCTACGCCCGGTCCAGCTCCACGGCGGCGGTGATCCGCGAATTGGACGCGCGCGCGATCCTGACCAAGACCGGCAGGCCATACGACAAGACTTCGCTGCTCAAGACCCTGCACAACAAGGTCTATCGCGGCCTCGCTGTACACAAGGGCAATGCCTACCCGGGTGAGCATGACGCGATCATCGATGAGACGCTGTGGGACGATGTCCACCATGTAATAGCGAACAATCGCATCAAGCGGGTTGCCGTTGCCAAGGAACCCTCACCGGCGCTGCTGCGCGGGTTGATCTTCACCGAGACCGGCGTCGCGATGACCCCGCACCACACGAAGAAGGGTAACAGGCGGTACGGCTACTACGTCTCCATGGACGTGATCCAGAAGCGGCCGACGGCCGAGCTGCGCGGCCCACAACGGCTCCCGGCGGCTATGGTGGAGGAAGCGGTCATCGGCGAGATCCGGCGACTGCTGCGCACACCGGAGATCATCGCGCGCACCGCACGCGCGCTGAAGAAGGAGCGGCCCGATCTCGACGAAGGCACCGTGACCGCGGCGCTCACGCAGTTCGACGATCTGTGGAAGGCGCTGATCCCGGCCGAGCAGGCTCGTGTCGTCCAGCTGCTCGTGGCGCGCGTGACGGTGGGCGAGGACGGGCTCGACATAGACCTGCGCCATGACGGGCTCGGCGCGCTAGCGAGCCTGCTGACGCCCGCGCGGGAGGACGCAGCCTGATGGCCGCGAACGACACGATCCGCGTCCACATCCCGCTCACGGTCCGCAAGCGTCGTGGTCGGCCGCGTATCCTGCCGCCGACGGACGTCGAAACGTCGGAACCGCCTCTGGGACAGGATCCCCATGTGCTCCGCGCCATCGGCCGGGCATGGGCGTGGCGGAAGCGCATGGTGCGCGGCGAGGTCACCACCATCGCCGATCTCGCCGCCGAGGAAGGCCTCTCCGACCGCTATGTCAGCCGCCTCCTGCGCCTCGCATGGCTGGCGCCCGAGGTGCTTGAGCGACTGGTAATCCACCGCGAGCCCAGCACGATCAGCATCGTCGATCTCTGCACGGTGGCGGTCCTGCCTTGGTGCGAGCAGCCGAGGCGGGTGTTCGACTGATCGAGTAGCCTTCGCCGCTCGACCGAGGGTCGAGCGATGAACTGGCGCCTGCACAGGTTATCGTCGATGCGTCGCAGCTGTCTTGTGGTTCCATTTTCGCAGCCACGCGAAACGCTCTGGATCCTGCTCGAGCAGATAGTTCCGGATACGATTTCGCGAATCGGGTTCCGAACGGATCAGCAGCGCCCGCAGATCCTGGTCAATGGCGCGGCGCTCGGCCCCCAAGGCCTCGGCCTTCGCATACCACTCGTGACCGGCTACGAGGTCTCCAAGCCCCATCGAGACAGCGCCAAGCAGCGTGCACGGTCTGAAATCATCGGCCGGGGTCAGTTCGTGCGCCTCCAGCCCGAGTGTCCGAGCTTCGCTGAGGCGCCCGGCATCGCGCATCGCGCCTCCGCGCGTCGTCAAGAGCGCCGATCTAGGTTTCGAGCTACGCCCCGCCTTGGCGAGCGCCGCCCCCGTCACCTCTAGCGCCCGCTGGGGTTCATCAGCCTTCCGCCAATGCGCACTAGCATTTACGGCATCCCACGGATCGCGGCTTTCTTCCCATGCCTTGGTGAGCGCTTCGGCTTCCAGGCGATGCCAGGCTTGCTGCAACGCATCGGACCAGCAGTCCACCGCCTCGGTCGACAACCATGCGACGTCTTCGGGCGCCAGGCGGTTACCACTCGCCACCTGCTTCAGCAGCCGCATTGCACGCGGATAATGCTCTGTCTCGATGAAGCCGATGCCGAACCGATCCCGCAACTCGCGGGCTTCGCGCTTGCGGGGCAGCATGGGGTCATTCTCCATTGCAGCGAAGCGCGCCTTGACCGCGGCATCCATCGCCTCGGCCTTTCGGGCCTGTTCGGCTGCCGCCCTGTCGGCATCTTCCTTCGCCCGTTGGATACGGACTGATCGCTCACGCGCCGCGGCCTCCTCGAAGGTGGGGCGATCGATCTGACGGGTCGCCAAAGCCAGGAGAGAGTTGAGCCCACAGGAGGTCAGAAACGCCTGTGCCAAGGAGGTGAGGGTCTCGCCCGCCTCGATCTTCTGCAGAATTCCGTTCAACCGCGCACCGACGAGCGCGGCGCCCGGCAGATCATCGACAAGATACTTTTCCGCCAAACCGGCTTGGGACGATCCCGACAT